TTTAGTAGTAGCGAAGTATTGTTTAATATCTAAAAATGTAGATGAGTTTGCCGCAATAGATAATTGCTCTGCTACCGAAACATTATCTATTGTTAAATTTACCGTAGCCGCATTTGGAGTTGGGTTAGAAAATATAGCGTTAGTGACAATGCCGTTAGTTGAGGCTGCTAAAGTGTAAACATCAGGGAATTTGCCAAACGCGCCTTGTGAAATAGCAGTTGAAGCAAGTGTCGCGGTTGGTGATACATAAGTAAATAATGTGGTTGAAGGCACGGCAGTCACGGCATAAGTTCCGTCTGTTGCGGCTTGACCAACATTTACGCGGACAATATCTCCAACGGCAAGACCGTGCGCTGAACCAGTAGTGACAATTGCTGTGTAGTTCACTACCGCCACATTTGAGATTGTTCCGCCTACTGTTACTCCTGAATTAAATATGCCTGAGCCGTTAGGCGTCACTGAGGCTGACGCAATGTTTGAAGCGGTTACAACATAGGTGCAAGTGTTTAATCCAGCAAAAGAGTTTACTGGAAATAATCCGTCATAAGACGCGCCAACGCCTTGAACATTAATGAGTGTGCCTACCTGAGAAAGTCCGTGGTTAGAACCGAAAGTTAAAGTAACAAGGTTAGATGTAAGTGCTGCCGTAGTAACTGTGCGGTTTACATTTGTTGCGCCGTAAGAAGGTGTGCCTCTATAAAAAACTGCTGGTGTATTAGTTGCCATTTAGTATGCTCCCATAATGAACTCGTATTCCAAGCTTGCGGCGTCTATGCCTCCTGTGAGTAGATTACCACTCGAATCAAATCCGTTCAGAACTGTGCCTGAACTATTGACGATCTGTAATGCGTTGCCTGTTTGACCTGCTAATAACTGAATACGAACCGGCACGAGGCTAGATGTAGAAGCGCCTAAAACTACTTCATCTATCTCGGTGCGAACTCTAGTATTTGTAATGTTTGCGTTTACGATCGAAGTTGCGCCTGCCGCGACCGCTACTGTGGCTAATGAAATTGAATTTGTAGGTGTGGCTGGGGCGGTTGGACTCACAGCTGGCGTTCCAGCCACAACATTGATTGCCACTGTGTTTGTAGTTCCTGTGTAAGCAGAATCGCTAACAGTTAAACAAACTCTGTCAATTCTAGGATTAGTTGCGTCTGCTGTTGTAATAGTTGCTGTTGCTGCGGCATCATTGTATACAGTGTAAGCACCCATATTGGCTTGATAGTCGCCAACAATAATTGCCCAACCTGCGGCAATAGACACGGACATAGCAGGAGAGGCTGATTGCGATACTGCTAAATCGTTAGTTCTGCGAACACCAGTTTGTGCCCAAACAGCTTGGCTCGCCGTTAAGCGATCATTTTCAGCAGTGTGACTACCGTTTTGTAACCAACTGGGTGGGGTTCTAAGCGCCATGTATTCTCCTAGACATAAGTGTTATACCAAGTAATAGTAGCAGAGGTGCCGCCTGTCGTACCTGTTCCGTAATAGTAAAATTGGTTTGTTCCAGGTGGCGCAGTCAGCCAAGTAGAGGTTGCGGTTATTAGATTTCTAGCAGGGCTACCGTTCAATGTTACGGTTTTATCTAGTAAATTGATTACACAAGTGTCTGTATCGGCAAAAGTGTAGGTAAAAAAGAGATATTGACCCTGAGTGTAATTACCAAATATAGGATTAGTAATTGGTCCATTGAAAGTAATTGTCGGATAAGCAGTTGCCCAACCGCTATTTAATACAGAGGTAAATGGATCAGTGCCGTTCAAGTAGGTCAAGTTGTAAGTGCGATTATACACGCGCCCTAAAGCGCCACCCTTGGACATTGTTGCACTTTGTAGAGTGCTGTCGTAAATCAAAGGTATTGGACAATAAAACTCAATTTGGCATGTAATGTATCCGTAAGTGTAGTTAGGATCTATTGTTGTCCTCAAACCGCGAACACGAGCATTGACGAATTGTTCACCGCTTGAAGGTGGCAATAAGAAATACAAAGGTGTTGTGCCTGAAACCTGCGGCAACAAATACTTTTGTAATGTGTTCAAATTTGTTTGAGCAGATGTTGCGCCTGATCCAAAAACATTGATAATCATGCTTATAGTTCTAGAACCAAGAAAATCCTGACCTGAAAACATGCCATCGTTGTAGCCTCTGTTATCATCTTGATTACGAATAACAGGCAAGCCTTCTAATCCGTCAACGCTTAGAATTTGATATGGCGAACCAGCGCCGCCAAAAGTTTGACTATTAAATGAGAATTGATAAGGCGTTGTGATAGGCATTATTTATCGTACGCTCCAACCGTAACTGTTTGACCGTATTTATAGGCTCTTAAAATAGCGTCAGCGGTGTCTGAATCGCTTTGAGTTTGATAATTAGTGATATTGATATTTACATTTCCTGACTCTTCGCCTCTTTTTACTGGAGTGAGGCCAAAGTCGCTTGGCGCTGTAATTGTTCCGTTGCTTGAAACTCCAGCGCCAATTTTTCCGTATGTTGCGCTTCCTCCTAAGCTAGACATTAAGGTCATTAAAGTTGTAATAGCCGTGATCGTTTCTTGAATTTCGCTATTAATAGTAGATAAAGCTTGAGTGAAGCTATCTTGCATATCTGCGAGGACTCTGTCAAGGTCTTTTCTCGCCTCTGCTAAAGACTCAACAAGTTCAGCAGCCAATTCGGTTAATGCCTCATTTAACTGTGTCTTAGCGGTTGTCATCGCCTCTTCAAACTCAACCGCGTATTCAGTTAACTTTGTATTGAGCTCTGTTCCTACCTCAGCATAAGCTTTTATTAATTCTTGGGTTGCTAATTTCATGCCTGTATTCATGCTGGTCGCCAAGGCGTCTATACCAGTATTGGCATTCGCCTCAGTTTCTAAAAATAAAGTTTGTAATTCTTTAATTGTTTCAGGTGTTGCTTCGTTAATCTTTTGGGCTAACTGAGTTCCAATTTCAGTACCTTGCCCCACTATCTGTTCAATAAAGGTTTGACTAAACCCTTTGTCTTTAAGTCCTTGAGTTTGAGTTAATAAGTTTTTTGAATTAGCAAGCTTGTTTTTTAACTTGTTTATGATATTTTCAACGGTAGCGTCTAAGGGTTGATCTCCACCTAATAAGTCGCTATATATTTTTCCTACATCTAAGCTAGTTGCGGTTTTAAAGATATCGCGTAAACGGTCGATAGAAGTTTGAACAATACTTGCGCGTTTTTCCGCTGCTTCTTTTGTAGCCGTGACGATTTTGTTTTGATAATCTTTTTCTATCTTAAAACTTTGTTCAGCGTAAGTTGTTTGGGCTTTTGCCACGCTTTTTGCGTTATTTTTTTTAATATCTGCGACTTTTTCGTCGTATTCTAAGCGCTTTCTTGCTACATCTTTTTCGTAATCAGCGATTAATTGAGCTCTTTTGTTTTCTTGATCGGCAAGTTTTTTGTATTGGTTAGTGACATCTTTTTGGGCTTTTTCTAAATCTGCTGCGCGTTCTTTAGCCGCTTTAGCCCTAGCCTTCATTTCTTTGTCACTTATGATAACTTCATTGCCAGTTCTAACATCAGTACCAGTTGTAGCGGTCTTGACATTAGTTTTAATATCAATTTGTTTTTTAGCTAATTTATCTAAACTATCGCTGAACTTGCGAATATCATTAGCTGTTTCATTGACGGCTTCTGCTGGACCTTTGAATTGATCGCCTATTTTGGGTATTTTGGAAGCAGCAGTCAATAATGATCCGATAGCACCTACTAGGTATCCAGCGCCGTTAATTATGACTTGAAACACCTTTACCATAGCGTTGCGGAAAGTTTCGCTATTTTTCCAAGCTATTGCGAAACCAGCAGCAAGTAAAGTTAATGCTGTTATTACTACACCTATAGGATTAGCTTTTATAACAGCGTTCATCACCAATATAGAAGCGGCTAACCCATTAGTTGAAGCAATAGTTGCTAATTGTGCGCCTTTCATTAGAGTCATAATTACTCTGAAAGCTTGAGTTGTCACTCCTGCCACAATTATTGCGGTGCGGTAAGTAGCATAAGCAGCAGCGCCAGCGATCAATACTTGAGTCACAGCGACAATTGTTTCTTTATTTTTAACCAAGAAATCAACCAATTTTTCTAAAGCCGGAATTACTTTACTGGTAAGAGTTCCAATAAATTGAGTAATTGTTGGAACCAATTCTGCGCCAATTTTTTGTTTTAAGTTATTAAAATTATTAATCGCAACTTGCATACCACCTTCACTGGTGTTGCGTAAATTTTTGTTAAAATCTGCATAGGTAGAATTTAACACTTCAACAATAGCCCGAGATCGTTCCAATTCACTACCATGTGCAATTGTCTTTTTAGTCGCTGCGTCTAATATAAAACCAGTTTTAGTTAAAGAAGCAAAATTACCTTGCATAGCTTGAGCAAGTCCATTGGTCATTTGTTTAAATTCTTCTGTTGTAGCGTTAGCACCTTTTTCCGCTGTCACATAGTTAAGAATTGCTGGAGTCAAGGTTTCGATAGAAGCAGCTGTCAAGTCGAAAGTTGCTAATTGAGATTGGGCAGCAGTAATGTTATCCGCAGATACAACACCTACTTGTTCTAGAGCGCGTGCTTGCTTACCTAATAAATCAATTTGCTTTTGCGTGGCTCCGTTAGTATTTAATAAAAGATTAGTTAATCGCGCTTGTGCGGCTTGTGCCTTGTTAGATTCCGCCACGGCGCTTTGAAAGAAATTCACTATTTGAGAAGCACCAAAAGTAACTCCAGCGACCATTCCTAATTTTTTTATAGTGCTTGTAAAATTATTAACGCCTGCGCTAGCTGTTTTAACTGAGCCGTCCATGCCAGCAAGAGCGTTTTGCGCTTCGGCGAGACCTTTTTTTAATTGGCTTATATCTGCTTGGAGTTCAATCAGCACTGGTGGGATCGGTGAAGCCATATTATCCCTTCATTGCTCTCAGCTTAGTTTTAAAAGCATTTGTGAACACTCTGTTCAGCATTCCGTTACTTACTAGATAACCGACTGCTGGCATAAGGAAAGGATACCTCACGCCTGATTTCCATAATGAACTACCAAGCTCTACCGCGCGCGCGTATTCAACTGTTGGTCCAACCGTAGCTACATAACTACCAAATCCATATCTCACTTCAGTGCTAATAGAGCGGCGTAAAGTGCCAGTAACAACATTGGGACCGGGTCCTGTACCGGGTATATGTCCTTCGCCGCGTTTATGAACACCAGTACTAGCATTTTTTTTAGCTTGTCGCTCAACAGCAAAAGCAGCTTGCGTGATGCCGTATTCAGCTGCTCTTTCTACTTGCACTTCCAATGCATTCATACCAGCAAAAACTTGACCGAGGTTGCGAATGACAATAGCGCCCATTACTTTGTCCGTTCCGCCATCTCAATTTTAACTTCTTCTACCGTTGCGGCTATCGCTAATAACCAGTCGGCAGTTTGAGCAGGTAAATCATCTACTTCTTTTGGCGTATAACCAAATCGGTCTGCCATTTGGTAGTAGTACCAAGCTTCGTCTGGATAATTTAAGTCGTCACGGCGCGAGCCACCGTTGAGAACCCATTTTAACCTTTGGAGTTGGTTGTATCCGCTTTTGGGTCTGCCTCGTTTTTAATGGTTTTAGCGATAGATGGGAATAATGCGTCTTGTGCGTCTTTAGTAGCTTCGACTAAAGCGTCATAATCTGCTATTTCTAATTCATCTAAAGATTCCATTTTAATGCTTGGAATTAATAAATCGAAAGACCATTCTTCGACTAACATTGCAATAAGAGCATCGCCTAATTGTAATGCACGAGATAATTCGCCTTCTGCTGAATCACTAGCTTTCATAACGCGTTTGCGATCTTTAACACGAAGTAGTGATGGGTCTTTCAATGTAACTGTTGCTCCTGATGGGAGCTTAACTTGCTTGGACATAATTGCCTCCTGTTAGTTGCCTTCCGTATATCTTAACAAACCGAGGAGCAGATGGGTGGGAGATCGGGAAGGCGTACGATCTCAACCTTGCCCACCTGCTCTAAGAGGTTATTTAGGCGTAAGTTCCTGAAGCTTTAGCGTTTTGTAGCACCCATTTGATAGGAGCGTATCCGCCAGTAGAACCTGCGTCTGTGGTATTGCCTTGACCGTTGATATCAACAGCAACTTGCACAAAGTCTTGACCGCGATCAATGACTGCGGCTACATAAGCACCCCTAGTAATTGTTGCTTGAAGTTGAACCAAAGCGGCACCAGTGCCATATTGCCAGTTAAGGACAATGGCTGGTTGAGTGTTCGTTAGGAAGCGTGTTAGTTCGGTGTTGTCTTCCATCACAAAAGTCAATTTACCTGTAACTTCTAACGCACCTAAGAACACTGAAAAAGGATTCTGAGTTTGAGCAATACCGTAAATAGGTGTTACTGGTCGCTTCAAGTCGATGCTACCACTGATTGTGTTTGAAACAGTAGAGCCAGCGATTGAAACTGTGCCTTGCCATACCGGGGTAGGAAGGATAGTTGAAAATGAAGGAGTAGGTGTTGAAGCACTTGCAGAAGCCCAGCCAGTAGCTTTTGCATCGTACTCTAACATGCCGTCAGCATTAAACTTTAATGAAAAATCAGAGAACTGCATACCTGGGTATGCGCGAACTGCTGCTGCATAAAAGTCTGTTAATGTGTATGAAATTGGTTGAGCGTCTGCTGCTGCGGTAGGTGAGTTCTTTAATGAAACAGTGTGAGTGAAAGGTGCGCTCGCTCCTGTTGTTGCGACTGAACCCATAATGCCAGCAATTGAATAACCGATAGTGTCAGGAAATACTGATCCACCGAAATCGAATGTTGAACGAGTGCGACCCGGTATGTAGTTGTAGTTTTCAACCAAAGATCCGCGTAGACCCTTGTCGTATAAAGGATCAATCAAATCTACTGGCTTCAAGCTTCCAACCATTACTGGTATAAAATCTGTTGGTGCTACGGCAGTTCCTTTAGTTGCTTCTTTAGCGATACCTAAATAACTGCGGACGGAATTTTGGACTGACATTTAATCACTCTCCTGCTTTCAAGTCTGACGAGGCAGACGCGGTTGTGGGTTTACTTGCGCCAGCAGGTACTACATTTGCGGAATTGAAATCTGCTGGTGCTTCAAATTCCTCACCTGACTTGACAATGATACCAAGCGTTGGAAACACTCGTTCATCGCTTCCGGTGTATTTTACTTTCATATTTTTCTCCTAAGCTTGTATCATCTCTGTGACATCAAATTGTATCTCAGCAAATGTTTCGGTGGCGCCACCGTTGTCTGTGGCAGGTTCGCCATAGGTTGTATTGATCTCGGGTTCGGCACCTTGCCAAACAAGAGTTCCAGTTGTGTCTCCGAAATTGTGATCTGACCGTAGTCGAGTTTTGATATTGTCTATTAAGGTGTCAAAAGTAGTCATTGCGGCTGTGCTATCGCGCTCCATCGAATGCTGATAAACTTGTAAAATTACTGAATAATCTACGCGTTTCCAACCGTTAGTCGCTCCGCCTACCGCTATACGCGATTCGCGCTCGCTTTGAATAAATATTACGACCGCTGCTCTAGATAACTGTCCAGCTGTCGAATTAACTTGATAATTTATACGCTTCGGGAAGCTTGTAAAGACTTGATTTAATCCTGAAATAGTCGGAGTAGTCAAGAAAGTGTAAAGAGTAGAGCGTACGCCTGTGCGACCTGCCATTAACGAATCCGTCTATAAAGATCAAGCATTCCTATAGCTATTGCCATTTCTGAGCCAAACTTTTGCGCTCCAGACTGATCGCCCATTGGTTTGGTTGTTATTGACATAGTTAAAGAGTTATCTCCGCGCACCTTCAAAAACGCCGTTGTAATGAGAATACAAGCCTCTTTAATAGTTTGTGGCAAATTACCGAAGGCGACTCCTGAAGCGTGGCTATAAGCCAAAGCAGAGGCTAATAAGACCGTTGTAGAGCCGTATGTATAGCTTGTCGATACCGTGACTGTTTCGCTATTAGCGCCGTCGTAAATGCGTAATTTCATACCAGGTACGATTCCTGTCGCTGTTTGAACTGTCATGGAAGTTTGGGTAGCAGTTGCGCTCGCGATCAAATTATTAACATATCCTGATGTGTATTGAAAAGTCACGAAAATTGGTTGTCTTGGTGAATAGGCTGAAAAGGCTAATGGACCCTGAGATGAATAAGTGTTAGATAATTGTGATAATGGAACAATAATTTGTTGATCTTCAAACCAAGATTTTGATGGGTCAGTTAAGGCAATAAGATTATTAGGGTCAGTGCCATAAGAAAGACTTTGTAATGAAATGACTGGGTTATTATTAGGGTGTAATGCGAGAAAACCTTGTGAAGTCATGCGTGTGCGTTGATTCTCTACCTGAGTAGAAGCATTAAGATTTTGGTTCAGGTATTCGTCCATAAAAGATGAAGCTCGTAAGATTACATTGGCTAATTCAGCGTCTTGCGCTGCGCTATTACCGCCTACTACCAAATTGTCATAATCGATAGCCGTAGGTGCGGCTTTATATTCAGCCACCGTAATATAAGGATTTTCACTGAAAGGGTGCTGGGTCGTTACACCTGTTGCCATTTAATCTCCGTCTTTTTGTATTGCTGTTGATTCGTGTCCGCAACGCCCACATTTGCGAAACCAACCATTAAAGCCACATTCTACGCAACAATAACCTTTTTGTCCGTCATCTTTAGAAATTGGATTGAGTGAAGCTTCGAAAAACCCTTCGCGCTTCATAGCATCTGCGTGCTTAGAACTTTCAACCGCATATATGCCGTTCTTGCTTGGTTGATAAGTTGTATTTCCTACCACTGTTTCTCTTACGCCTCTGTCCGGCGCTACCATTCTTCGCATTTTGCCTCCTTTAATAGAGGGAGAGTGCCCCGAAAGACACTCTCCATCTTTTACTTTAATTAAGCAGTTTGAATTCCTGAAACTGCACCGTTCCATGCTGGAGCAGTACAGAAGAATGTTCCACGGAAGTAAGTGCTGAACTCGTATGCGAACTGGGTTACTGGCCATTGAATGCCCATGTAATCCTGCACCAAGAAGTTAGCCCATACATCGGAAACTTCAGTATCTGGAATTGGAAGGGTGAAGCTTAGAACTGGTGCCACACCTGCGTTTAACCAAGGGTGAACCATCAATTCGACTGCTTTACCTGTTACTTCGTTCTGAAGTCCAGTCACGATAGAACCGTATGTGGTTCCTGTCTCGCCTGGGTTATCAATAACCAAACGATAGTTAGCAGTTGAACCTGACTTAATTGCGTCAGATAGTTGCTTACGATCATTACCGTTAAGAAGAACCATGTCTGGATCAGCTTTAACATTTGAGTACAAGTTAGCAAACACTGTTTGAAACTCTACACCCGGATTAGATGTTGAGAATGTAGTGTTGATTGCGTTGTTGTAGCCTGTGTTAGCGCCTAGAACTGTTGGCAGAATTCCGTCATATCCAGTTGCGTAAGCAGATGTATCTGCTGAAGCGCGTGAAGCAAGAATTGTGCTTGTGGTTGAGTAAACAAGAGTGTCTGGTGCAGAGGTAGAACCTGCTCCTACAACGAAACCTGTTGTTGACTTAATTGTGCCCTGATATTTAGCGTTTGCTGCACCAGTTGTAGCACCGATGTAAATGTTGTATCCAAGAGCACCAGTTACAGGTGTGATTACAAACTTCAATACCTGTGATGATGTTGTCTGGGATGAAACTGTTGTGATGATTGACTCACCAAATCCGTTAGCAGAAATACCTGCGTCTGCTGTTACATAGATGTAGTAAGTTGAATCAGCAAGTGCTACCTGACCAGTTGCGGCAGATGGCTTTGTGATTGTCACTGTTGGAGATGATAGTGCGCCTGCATAACCACTAGCAGTTCCGCGTGCCATAAGCATCATGCGCTCTTCCATAAGCATCGTTGCGTATAGAGTTGAGGTTGATGATAGCTGGCGTAGGTCTTGGTATCCCAAACCTGAGAAGTTAGCATCGAAGCTTACTGAATCAGATAGTGAGTATGAGTTGTAAGGCAGCACTAAATCGTCTGCTGTGTAAGCAATCTTTGGACCACGCTCGTAGTTGATTGAACCAAATGAGGTAGTTGTAGATTCTGTAATACCTGGCCAAATTTGTGCTTGTCCGCCAGTACCTGTACCTGTGTAGCCAGTAATGCGCTTTACACGGTGAGAAGTACCAACACCTTTTTTACGAGGAATGCGGTTACGAAGTGGAGTTGGGCGTGGTGTTAATAGCTTTGCTGGTGCTTCTAGATCGAAAGCAGCGAAGCTTGTTGATAATGGAGATGTAAGTGTGATGTCCTTTTGGATCTCTTGCATTGCTACTCTCTGTGAAGCGAGTGCATTGTTAAGACCTGCTAGTGCATCTGGGGTTAAAGACTTGCTTGCAGCAAGAGCTTCTAATTGAGCAACTGGATCTGCCGCAGGAGCTTGACCGGGTACGCTGGAAGCATTTGAAAGAGCCTTACCGAGTGTCTCGGTATATTCTTCCATGTGCTTTGCAGCTTCTACTGGTGTGGCACCGTCGAACAAATCCTTAGCGCGTGGCATCTCAGCCATGTTTGGATTCCTTTCGGTTAGTTAGATTCGGTAACGGCGTTTGCTTTCGCAATAAACTCTTGATAAAGAGCTTTGTATCCTTTTACCAAATCTGGGTCGGTTGATGCGTCTGCTTTAGCCTTATATGTTGCGGCTTTAACCAATAAATCATTTGACGCGTGATCTATCGGCTTGATAGTCCTTCTTGGACCACCTGCCACAGCGAGAGACTTAGCTGTCGCTAACTCCGACTCCAAACTTATCGCTTTTTCAGTCGCCGCCTCTTTTGCGGACACTAAAGAATTGATCTCTGTTTTAAGAGACTCGGTAGCTATCTTGACTGCTTTCTCAACGATGGCGTTTATATCCTCTGATAATTTATCATCATCAGAAACTTTTTCTTCTTCAATAGGTGCTTCTTCAGCAGGTGCTACTTCCAAAGGCACTTCAGTTGAAGGCACTTCCTCAGTTGTAGGTTCTTCTGCTTCAGCAGACTTTGGTGATTCGTCTGGCGAAACCATTGTCGCGGTTGATACATCTGTGCGACCGTGTGAATCTTGTGGAATACCACAACCACACTCTAGGCACTTATGAGTTTCGGCTGACTTAGGTGTTTCGTCAGAAGCTTCTTCTGTCGTTTTTGTCATTGATTCTCCATCGTGCATTTTGCACATTTTATCATTACATCCTCCAGCCTTGCCGCATTTTTCACAACCGGCACAGTCGCAACCAATTGTTGATTTAACATACGCATTTTTTTCTGCGGACATTTCAATGTTTTCTTCTGGCGACATTACTTCTCCTTCTGCTACTTCACCGTCGTACCAACCAAATAAATGGTGAACGGCAGATAGTAAATGAGCAATAGACATTTCTTCATTGCCACCTTCGGTCATTTCGTTGGCTTCGACAACAATAAGTTGTGCCAAAGCTTGACGAGCTTGATCGAATAGTGCTTGATCGAACTTCACTAAATCTTGAGTTGCGAAAGACTTAGATTGTTCAATGAGTTCCTTTGCGGTTTTCATTAGTATCTCTTTCTGTTCTGTGGCGTCTTTCGCCTGATGTAATTGTAGGGTAATGCTAGAAGATTTGATTAAACCCATACTCATAGCTGTCGAAATAGTACGCAATTCTTTGCTTGCTCCATAAAGTACGCCAGCGGTGCTGTGATAATTTTGATCTTCAAACACATCTTTTGCACTGTCAATTTTGGCTCTAGCTTGCTCAATTTTGGCTCTAGCTTCGCGTACTGTTGGAGCATTTTGTGCTTGTTTTAAGTAACGCTCTGCGGACTTGGTATCTCTATGACCTTTTGCAGTGTATTCGTCTTCTATTGTTTTCATGCGAGCGTTTTGAATTTCATTTTTTTGTCTGTTAATTTGAGTTTTAGCATCTATACCAACTGGATTGTCGTCACGACTGCCAAGCGCGCGTGACTCGCGAGGCTGTGCAGACCCTCCGCCTCCTCCACCTGCTCCGCCTCTACCACCCCTACGACCGTGTGACATTTGATTGTGTGAGCCGTGTTTTTCTATATCGGCTACAGAAGATTTATTCACTTCATCAATTCTTTTGATTAACTTCGAGTGAACATCATCTATGGTACTTCTGACGGAAATAAAACTTGAACTTAATTCTTCATAATCATCTGCTACATCAGAAGCTTTATCTAATGCTTCTGCCGCATCTTCTAAGTGTTTGGTATGTAAATCTAATCCACCTTCTTTCATGGCTTCGTTCAAACTTTTATCTGCATCAGCCATAAGAGTATCTATTTCTTGTGCGCCAGTGTTTATTTCTTTTAAAGCTGCGTTTTGTTCATTTTCAGGATGTTTGCTTAAATTAGGATTTTGCAAAGTTTTTTTAATATTATTACGCGCTTCCGTAATTTCAGCTCTTGTTGCCCTGACATGTTCAGTTCCTACACCGCCACCACCACCGCTAGAACCGCCACGGCGACCGTGTGACATTTGATTGTGACTTCCATGTTTTTCAATTAATTCTTCAACTTTCCACATGCCGGTTTCGCCTTCAACACTTTTAGCCAATACAAGCTGGCAATTAGGATTAGCCGGGCGATCTACCAAGCTTACTTCTACGATTTGCCCATCAATGATTCTGCCATTAGCCGCTTTGGTATCTCTAACTACGCGCGGTGATTTAATGCCAATAGAAAATCCACGCAATACGCCAGCATCTACTTTTTTAACTGAAACTGGGTCTACTACAAGAGCGTGAATATAATGTCCGTCTTTTTTCTTTTCATATTCTTTTGCTACACCAGCCGCAATAGAAGAATGTTGCTCTCTGATGTTTCCGCCAGTTCTGAACCACTCTGGCATTGCCCGATCCAACCAAATAGGATCACAAATTTGTTGGTCGATGTCTAACGCGTCATCTGTTGCCTTACCGTAAACCATCATCGTTCCGTCAGCATTGCGGTCTGACTTTACAATCTCAAAGAATGCTGTTGTTAAATCGTTCATGGTGCTTTTCTCCTTAGATTCATTTTCTCTTTTTACTTTTTTAGCCCAAGCCCATCCTGCATCGCCCCCCCATAGCAACCACGCTATGTATCCAGCGCTATCTTTGCCCCAACCTTCACCCTTTTTGTCTACTTCATGCCGGGCAAAATAAGACAACATCCTGTTAATTGTATCTAATGAGATTGCAGCTCCGTTAGATAAATCTCTTGCTCTTGCTACTCCAACTTCGGTTCCTCCGCGATTGTATTTATCGCGTAGTTCTAATCCGCGTTTGGCGTTGCTGCGTACTTCTTGCGGCGGTACATGCCCGGCGCTTTTTTCTGCATTTGGTTCGTTTATGTATAGCGCTGCTAATTGTTTCTTTGCATCTTCTTTTGTTTTATGGCAACCCATTACTGTTCCGTCACTATCCTTAACTACTGGATAGCCATCGCAACCGTATGAACCCTCTTCGCCAATGTGATAAGGCATGATTACGCAGAGTAAGTTAAAACAATCGCGCCTGTCGTTGAGGCTGCTGCTGAAATTGCGTAAATAATGTCATTTGCGCTTGCATAAAATGTTTGTGAAGTTCCGTTAGCAATTGTGCGCCCAATAGTTGCACCTGATGTAGCAATTGTGCTGTCACCAACAAAGATTGCGGCGCTGTGACCGTTGTAAATTGATATTGGTGTTTGTGATTTAGCATTTTTATCTACTTGATGTAAAATTGATACTACAGTTTGTGTGCTTGCGTTGATATGTTTAAATGCCATTGATGCTCCTTAAATTATCGCTAATCATACATGTTGTAATCTTGTAAGTCTTGTGAAGCAAGTGTATCTAGATAATCTTGTCCTCCGCTTGGGTCATCTATCATGCCACCAATTACTGGTAGTAAAGCACACCTACAATTAGGGTGAACTGGTGGTTGTGTGTCGTTAGACCTAAAAGCTTGTCCTACTATTACTATTTGCCCTTCGTTTGGTGCGCAAATATCACAAGGGTCAGCAGCAGCCCATTCCATTCTTTCTAATCCGTAGTTTTGATAAGTTTCAATAGTAGCTGCGCTCATAGCTCGGTTTTGTTCAGTAATAGCAATAGTCAGCGCTCGAGCCGGGTCACCTATTTTCTCTGTAATCACTTTTGCCGCACGCGCAGGAGAGAATCCAGCTTCTATTGAGTCTGCCAATGCAGTACCTATGCGGTCATAGCCCACTTTGGCGATAGCTGCACTTGTAATTCCAGCTTGCAAAAGTAATTTTCTAAAAGCGTCAGTAGGTCGTAATTTCAACGCAGCAGCCCTATTACCCGGAGTCCATTGGCTCCAGTCTACATAATCTCCGGCTTTAGTAATGTTAAGCGCTTTCTTTCTAGAAGCTTGTAATCTCGCTACTGCTTCTCTAGCTGAATCTTGCCCTAATAAAAAACCATCTGCCCAAATTTTAATAATTGCAGCGGTTATAGGCTCAGTATTTACCTGAACATGAAGCATTGCCCAAGCTCGCGCACGAGCGCGATCCTGAGTGTTGTTGTCGCTTACAAATGGGTGAGTATGTTGATAATCTTCAAATATCTGCCGAGCGTCAATAGAACTCCGTATTGCCGCGCGAACCTTTACTGAATTCTTAGCAGCTATGCGCCCATCAGCTTTATGCGCGCCCCATTTCAAGAGATATAGGCTTTAGCCAGCGATCTCGCAGTTTCGAGGTCACCCTCCATAGCACATCGATTAAGAGCTTCGGCTACAACTGGGTCGATAGTCTTAAACTCAAAATCTCTATTTCGCCTGCCTTTATTAGCCCATTTCATAAAAGCTTTAACCTCAGCCGCTACTTCGATTTTAGGTTCAACCTTAGCTTCACCATCGGCTTCTAATTGTGGCGCTGTGACAGTTTGCGATGGGTCTATCAGTCCATCTGGACCGAATAAATACATTCCTCCAGCCGATACAAGTATTGGCATATCTGCTTGTGGAGTGTCGAGTAATGGTAAACCTAATTCGCTTCTATGTTCATTAATAGTTTTAGCGCCAGAAGTGACTTCAATTTGCGCTTTACGAGCAGTGGCTTCATCGTCTTGGCGCTTACTTGGCATAAGTTTGAACTCTAATTCTCTAGGCATACCGAGATAAGTGTAAGAAAGATTAGTTATCGCTTTACTTAGGTAATTTACAATAGGCTGAATACCAATAGCTTCGGCATTACCAGCTTTACCATCTTCAAATCCTTTGCCACCTAATCCACCTTTAGGGTTGTAACCAATTTCAGTAGGTTGGACGCCAAAGTGACCGCAAATGGAAGCTATTAAAAACTCATCGAGCGTGTCTTTAAACTTTTCACCGTAAGTATCGTTTACGACCGGGGTAATTCCCTGCGGTAATATGCGAGCGCGCTTGCGTTGCTCAGTCTGCCCAGCTAAATCATCATTTAATATATTTTCATAAGCGCGGATCAAGTCTGGGTTGGTTCCCCAAACTGCATCGGTAATAAACATTGTTTCTGGTAATACGCCGTCAGTATATTCAGCGCGTATCCATTGCTGTCTGCGCAAATAAATATCTGCTAGTGGCAAGCTTCTTTCGACCGGGCTATATCCGTACACGCTAGTGGTTCTTCTATTGCGAACCAAGTAAGCCAAATCATCAGAAGTAAATTCGCCGTCTGCTTTTGGGTCTTCATTATTGGCGCTGAACTCAGCTCTAGGAAAACCGTAAAGTATTTGTTGATACGCTGGTGAAGGAGCCATAGGGCGCATACCGCGATCGTCTAATAGTGGCTTGATCGTTGAGCCGTCTAGTATCTGCAAGCCATACAGATCGCCTCCTACTGTTTTCTGCGGCCAAATAGCTAATGCATCAATAACCAATAGTTCTTCAAGTGCAATAGTAAGCCAGTCAGTAAAGGTTAAACCGTTAGATTTATCTGGGTTCTCCCAAAAAGTGCGCATCCTATTTATTTCATCATTAAATTGATCTCTGGCTTTAACCATAGCTCTTACATGGTCGCCTCCTGTAGCGGAAATAATCTTTTCTGAAGCGTCAGTAGCAAGAACAATATCCCACTCCAAGCTTATTACTTTAGATTTAATTACTTCTACACACCTTCTTAAAATATCAATTTGATCGGCTGCTGCGCGTAAAGTTTTAAAAGGCACGAGTCTTGTTTCAGTAACATTTATATTTTGTGCTACTTGATATTCATATCTGCGTGGGTCTGGTCTGCCGTCTTCGCGTAAAGGGTTAATAGCGCCGGGAGTAATTGGTAAACCGGGTCCAAATGGCACCATCGCCATCCAAGGGTTGCGAGGTAGTGGAGTGTTATTACCGTATGACTGTCCGATAGCTCCAGAAGCTTGTCGCATTTGTTGTTCTGTCATTGCTACCGCACCTGCTGGAAGATTAGGTGCTTTTCCCAAATCTGTTCCGGTTATTACTCTTGCGATTCGGTCTCTTAAACCCATGTGAATCTCCTTTTATTGCCCTTGTGTTTCGGCTTGCGTAATCATAGCAGTCCCACACTTACTGCAACGCGCAAAACTCTTAGGCATTGGTAAATTACATTTAGGACAAAAATTAGATATAGCATTGAAATAATCAGACACGCTACTGGTTGCTAATAAGTCGCTAAAAGCTTGCACCATTGCATCTAATCTGTCTGGACTGTCTGGGCTTTCCGGCGTCCAAGTAGCCATTTGATCTTCCAGCTTTTCATAATTACCAATATGCTTGATTCTGCCTTGTTCATACATCGCCGCTACTGGTTCGGCTCTTAATCTTTTACCAACATGCGCTCTAATTTCTCTGATCGGCAAGCTTGGTTCTACTTGTCGCAATACTGCGCTCACCATATCTCCACCTTGGTTCACTTCTACTAGGATTGCATCAGCTTTCCATTCTTTAAAGACTTGCACAGCTTTACTCGCCCATTCGTAGGGTGAACCTTTGAATGAGTAATCACCTAATACATAACCAAAACCTCTAGTGTCAGAACCGCAAACGATGATGCCAGTTTCATCTGAATCTTTAGTATTAGTTATTGCCGGGTCAATTGACACGATCAACCGGGATAAAGGAGGACGCTCGGTGACTCGGTTACGATCGATCAAGCCGCGTGTCCAGAGTGCGCCTTCAACATCATCTAGTATTTCGCCGTATAGCTCTTGTCTACCTAGACGAGTATTGTTGTAGCGAGCTTGAAGTTCAATAAGAGCTTGTGGCGCTAAATTAGCTGCATTATCAAAGGTCGAGCCTCTTACAACCCTTACTGAACCGTCATCTCTAGCGTTTAATTTGCGTATCAAAGGTATTGGTTTAGGCGTTGTCGTGATTATTGTCCGAGGGTGACTACCTAACCGTAGACCGAACTGCAACTGGTCGTAAGTATCTTCGTAGCGCCAAGCTGCAAGCTCGTCACACCAAGCTCCGTGATGTTGTGGACCGCGTAATCGATCTGGCTCGTCAGCTGAGAAAAGCTTGATACGAGTGCCGTTTAATAATCTTATTTCGCCTATCGTTCTGTTGTAATAATCCAGAACTCCGTATTGTCGCAGTATGGGTAGTAAGCCAGATTCTCCTTCAGCGCAAGTATCTCGCACATCTCCGAATGTTGGTGCGATGACAGCCCACCTAGTATTACGCTGCGTAATAGCTTGCCAAGCAATCCATTCCGCTGCAGTCCTAGTCTTACCAGCACCACGACCAGCAAGGTATAACCAAGTAGTCCAAGTATCAGCATCAGGTAATTGTTCGGGTCTCGCCATCTCCGCTTCCCATGTCGCCCGGCGAGAAGCGAGTTGATCGTACCAATTCAACAATTCGTTGGGTATGCTGTTCGAGGAGTGCGCCGTCATAAGTAATTACCTCTGCCTGTATCTTGGTTGGAGCGTCTAACCCGAGAATACGAGTTCGCCTGTCTACTATCTTCAAAATGGTTTCAATAGCTTTTTTGTCGCCATTCTTAGCATCGTCATAAACGCCAAATTGCAATCTATCGAGTAAGTCAATTTCCATATTTCTATACTCTTCAAGCTTGGGTGCAACCATGCGTTCAGTAATGCGTTGGTATGCCTTGTAAGCGCCAGAAGCGTTGGCGTATCCAGTAGCTTTAGCTATAAGCTCCCAAGTTGCGCCTGTCCTGCGTAATTCGATAATCTTTTCTTCTTTTTCCAAACGCACAAGTTTCAGCGCATCTTCTTCTTGTATTTTTCCTGTCATACGCTTAATTTATCCTAAATCAAATTATACGCAACTCGGTCGGTCATGCCTTCTTCCCAAAAGTAAAGCTCAGCAGGACAAGAAGCTTGTGCCAATCCCTTCAGCACTTTCTTATTGTCTTCAGTGAAGTTTGTAATGTTATGTCCTACAATTACGGCGTTTTTAAAATTCACTACATTTTCTATCGATCTACTTGTAGGTAGTAAAAATACTTTCAGTACTAGCTCGCCGTATCTCTCTATAAGCCAATCAGTAGTGATAGCTCTAATTACCGGGTCATCTTTGCGAGCGCTAATAGCTATAAAAGGTTCAGTAGGAATCAATAAAGGTTTTGCCGCTTTATATTGTTCAAGTAGTCCCATCTTATGCGCCCTACGCTCAGCACCGTTCATTTTGCCCCATTTTTTCGAGCTTGGTAACGGTTTTGTAGCTAATACTCCGTCAATATCGTACCCGGTCATAATCCCATTGTTGCTAAAGATAAATTAAGTAGCATATAAGCGTTGCTGTCTTGAACTTGTCGAGCGTGTATAGCTTCGCGCTGCTCTCTTGATAGCCTTAAAAGCGATGCAAGCTCTCTAGGTGAGGTAACTCCATACGCCCAATTTAGAGCTGGATTACCTATTGGCGCGGCAACTGGTATCCCAGCGAGTAGCGCGTGGTAAGCTCGCCCGGTCCTCCACCCGGTAATAGCGTGTTTACCGTCGTACATCGCAAAGCAAGCTCGCCATTGCTTATACCAATTAGCTCTATCACGCTGCTGTGGAGGCTCAACGATAGATAAGCTTGGATCGTTCCACTCTTCAATTCTTCCGGCTATGGTCAATGTGCCGCTTTGCAAGTAGGGTGTTAAGCTCTTCATACGCCCATTTGGACGCCCATAATATATAGCTGTTGGCTGCGTACCGTCACTAAACTCTTGTTGATCGAGTAGTGCGTGGAATGGCAAATCAATCATTCTTGCCGCTGATGGCACCCCAAGCTTGAGTCGGGTTGGCTCAAGTTTAGTAGCATTTACCGCTACAAACCACCGAGTCCAGTCTTCACTCGGTAACTCTTTCCATAAAAAAGGCAAGTCTGGGTCGTCACATAAAAAGATTACTTTACCTTTGTGGGTTTTAATCATTTCAAAGGTTTCATTCCAAGCTTTTCCATTGAACAATAGGTTATTGCCGCCAAACTCCAGCATTAAAACATCGCAAGGTGTATAAGCTTCTTGTTTATGCCCAGCCTCTGTACTGGCTGTCGTCAATGGTGATAGCCAAGCAAACTTATGACCGCGTAATTCCAGATTCAGTATTAACGCTCGGCGTTTTTCTAACCAAGTGCCTCTTTGCCCAGTTTCGTTATCCGTTAATGGAAGTTTGCCAGATACACGCCTATATCCAATTTTCATTTTATGGGTTTTTAGATGACCGCACTTGTAAAGTAGCTTCTCCCTTTAACACAGCCGCCATTTGATCTTCGCGCTTGGTTCTATTTTCTGCTCCTCGCGCAGTTTCCACCGCATAAGTAAAGCAATCTTTCATGCCTTTCAGTGCGTAATAAACTACTGAGTATCTGTAAGAATCTTCTTTTGTCGGCATCATAGGTGTTACTCCATGCACATATTTGTAGCCGGGGAAAAATAAAACCCAACCATCGCGACAAGCACAAGTAAGTTTATATTCAGGGAAGTCTAAATATCCACCCTTCATATCGCGCCTAATTACCGGCATAGCGCTCCAAGTAGCAAAGTTAAATCCATCTCTATGGTAAGGCAGAGTCGAAGCTTTATTAACTACGCCAGAAGTCCATAAAGCATCATCAGTCATACGCCATTCGTTATCTAATCCAGCCTCAGCCAAGTTTTTAACATCGTTCTCGAATATTTGTGGCGCAAATTCTTTAAACATTCTTCCAAACTTCTCAGCAAAAGCTATTAATACCGCGTGTTCATTGGGTTGTTCGTTTGCAAGCGTAGTAGGACGGCAAGACTCCCTGCGTTGGTATATTTTGCGCGGTGCCATACCAAATGTTCGTGAAGAGTTTTCAATGCCTAGGCTTTGGCGCTTGGTAGAGCCGTACTTAATATTCATTACAGACTTGCGCAATAAATTGACTTCTTCTTCCATTGGAAAGTAAGCTAAAAATGGTTCTTCCGTGTCTTCGTCTATGTAAATACCCGGTTCGATACAATTAGCTTCTAAATCGTCTACCATTTTGCCAACCAATTCGGTAGCTTCGTCTGGGGTTAATACGCGCTTAATTCTAAATATAGGTAACTCAGATAGATTCATCTTTTGGTGCACTCTCTCCCGATACATCTTCAATTAATCTTACAACCGCATCAGCATTAGTAGTCAAACCGTGTTGAGCGCGATAGGCAGATAGTTTATCAATTAACCAGACATAAGTTGTGTTGTCGTAATCCATCATTAACATTCGCGTTGCTTTTTGTGCGTAGCGTTCAGCATATTCACCGAGAGATGTGCCGATATTTACATTGCTTAATCCAGTTTCGCCTACCTTTGGCGCCAAGTGGATACCTGCGCCTAAGTTCGGTGTAGTTTCTTCGTCTAGTAATGCCATCAAAGAATCTACATCGTCTTGCGAATACCCAGTTGCTTTTAAGTCTGGTAATTCATCTAATAATTCTAGTAATGTTTCCGTGTCGTAAGTGCCCATATCTGAAGTCTTATTGTCGATCGCTACTATCTTGGCCGCTGTCGCTTGATCTACATCTACATAATTGACTGAAATATCTGCCCAGCCTAATTTCTTTGCTGCGGCGTAAGTGTGGTTGCCAGCCAATATTTCTTTAGTGCGAATGTTCACTGTTATTGGTTTGTATTGACCGTAAGCAGATAAAGATTCGGCTATAAGATCAATATTACCTTTGCGTGGGTTTTTAGCGTATGGAGTTAATTCATCAAGCGCTACTTGTTTTATTTCCATTTTCAGCCTCCTGTCGTTCTGCGATCTCTAATCGTGCGTCTAATAAATCATCTAAGCTAGATAGTAATAGATTTCGGCGCCGAGGTGTTAATCGAGAATCTATAAGCAATTTTTGAATATGCTTCATAGCCTCGTCTAATTCCTCGACGCTTACTATCTCTGTAATCACTACGGTCATGCATAAAGACTAGCGTTTTTTCCTCGCTTCGCGCTTCGCTCCGTAAGCTTTTACCTGCTCGGCATCGTAGAACACGGACCGCCATTCGCGTTTCACCCAATTCAGGGTTTTACGGTGCTGGATTTGTCTCAAATTATTTATCGTAATATTGAGATATTCAGCGACTTGTTGGCTAGTCCATAATTCGTTATTTACCAAGGTGCTTCCTCTTTCTGCTGAACGCTTTTAACAACTGGCGCTTGGTTCTTAGGTGATTTAGGCACAATAGCAAAGTCTGTGCCATTTATTTCTAGTGATACCCGGTCTTTGCCTTCTTTGTCCGTGTATTGAGATACTCCAAGCTTACCGATAACCAAGACTTTATCGCCTTTTCTAAGACTATCTATAACAAGATCGGCTTTTGAGTTCCAAAATGTAACTCTAAACCAAACTGTTTCGCCTTCACCTTTGGTCTTGCTCCAAGGTGTGTGTGCCAATGAAAATACTGCCAAAGTTTCATCTTTAGCCATTTTCAATTCCGGCTCGTTGCCGACATTACCATTTATTGTAATTTGATTAATCATTTATTCCTCCTAGTGAGATAGTTGTGCCTTCGTTAGTTAGCAAAACGATAGAACCGTCTGGTTTGAAGAAAGGAGTTTCTTCTGGCTCTTGCCAAGACGCAACCATCCAGCCTTTTCGTTCTGCCATTTCAGGATTCAGGTGGATGCTGTCTGTTTTCAGATTATGGCACCCATGATGAATCCAAATTAAATTCGCAACAGAATCTTCACCTCCGCGCGATTTTAATTTTCTGTGATGTAATGCCATCGATTCTTCTCTGACACCACCACAAACTTCGCAATAGCTTCCAGCGCGCTCTTGGACAATTTCAACAATTTTTTTATCCATACCGCGCCTTTCGTTAATACCAAGGGTTGCCCTTCTTGGCTTGCTTTTGCCAAAACGCCCAAGCTTCGCAAGGCGAGCCATAACGCTTCGTAATGTATCTTAACCCAAATGTAATCTGAACGCCAGCCTCTTTGGGCTTGTGTGGTGCTTTGTAATTAGCCCATGTACTCGGCATAAATTGCGCAATACCGTAGGCTCCTGACTTTTTGTTTTCAGCCTTTGGGTTCCAATGGCTCTCGCGCTCCCAAAGTTCGACCAAGCATTTGTATTGTTGGTGAGAACCCCATTGATTCATTACTTTTCCGTAGGCATAAGTTTTTGGAGAAGCAGTTAATAATGTTAAAGGTTTTGGGCGCACAGGTGCTATTGCGGCTTCCGCACTTACCGAACTGCAAAATCCAACCAATAAGGCGATTAAAAGGATTCTGCGACGAAAGACTATTTTAGTAGTCCTTCCTCCCATCGCACGCTTGGCAAACTTTGGCGTTGTAGAGTTGTTTTCCGCATCCTAAGCAACGGCTGATAAATGAATCACTACTCATTTTCGTTCTCCTTAACTGAGAAATAGCGAATAGGTGTTATTAGTTTATCCGTAATTATAGATTTTTAACCCGATTTAGAACGGTAAACCGGGTCAAAAATGGAGCGCAGGTCTGGCTAACCCATGGACTAGGTATCATGACCAGCCTTGGTGGTATGAACAAAACCACTTTAACGCTCATGGTCGTCAATTATGCGTAAAAAGTTTTAGTGTGAAGCTTGCCATTAGGCTCGATCAAAGACACTAGCGTGTAATTACTGGCTAACCCATGATCTACAAATTTATTGTAGGAAGCCACAGCGTCTACACAATTATCTAATTCTTTTCGCCATGTTTTTACACCGTCAGTAATGACTACGATTGTGTATTCATTCATAATTTATCCTTTTCTGGCGCTAATTCCAACATCATCTCATTTAAAACTTGTAAATCGAGCGTTGGATCTACATAAGCCACTTTGTCTGGAGTCCGTTGAGCGTCCAAGCCTGAATCTTTACAAAAGTCTATATAAGGCTTTTCGCCTTTGTAGTCTTTCATAAACTCTACGGCTCCACGATATAAAGGCTCTTCGTTATTTATCCACATAGATACATTCCAAGTCGCCCGGTTTTTCCAGCCGTTATATCCTGATTCGCTCATTAAGACCACCAACCTTTCGCTACGCCTAATCCCCATATACCCAAACCAATAGCCATAAGATTACTTATAAGCAATAATCCTAAAATTACATATACCATCAAGCTTCCCTCCTAAATCTATAAGTGTGTTTACAAACTGGACAAGTAACTTTGTCGTCCACCAAACCCCAGTCGTCAGTTACAAAATCCGCTGACCAACGACCTTGGCAAATATCCGTGCAGTCGTCGCATCCGTCCTCGTGGCATACGACTTCTAAAGTTACTTCTTGGCAATAAATACCTGAACCCATCATTGATTCGCTCATAATTTTCCGCTCCGATGGTAATCAACAAAGTCTTCGAAACTGTGTTCAATACCGTCATGAGTGACCGTTTGGTTAGTAATATCGATGACTACTGGTTCGTATTCTTCTTCGCCACCAGTTTCGCCGATAAATAAACCAAACCCGGTAGTTTCGCGCCATGCGTCACCGATCAAATATGACACTATAATGCGTAACGCATAAGATTCGTCCTGCCAGCGTGATTCAGCGTTCTTAATCGCATACGCTAGGTCGGCAAACTTCTCATCACCACCCCAATGTGAATACAAAGTTAGATAATTATTGTCTTGCTTAAAATGAAAATTCGTTCTCGCTCCCATGTTATTCCTTCTCTCTACCAAGACGACTGGTAAGTAATAACCCAGTCCTCATCGATATCGTCTAGTGTTTTGGTTAATTGCTCGATTGTTGTATCAATATCGCTAAAATAAGCTTCTCCGTATTCAGTGTCTCCAAAAAAGAACCCTGACTGAGTCGGTAGTAATGTTGGCGCTAATTTCGGTTGGTTCTTAACCCTTTGGCAAAGACCCGATAATTCCTCTATTTGATCTCGAGTTACGAAATATAACCCGCAATCGTCTACGCCGTCTTGGCAATTGACTACGAACCATCGATGAATAGCGTTTGATTTCCGCCAATATGCTTTTTCGTATAACTTACCTGCACTTAAATACATATCTAGACCCATTATTTACCTCCTAAATCGCAAGTAATCATGTCGCCAAAACAATATCCGTTGCCGGTCCACCACAAATGGGTAGATATTACATAAATGCCAATAACCAATGCGCTCCAAAACGCGATACGCACAAGTAATCGCACTCGATAATAATTCTTAGACTGCTTCATGCTCGCTCCTTTACTTCTAGTAATATGGCTAAAGCCTTCTCGAAATTGGAGACTAATTGCTCGTTCAATTCCAAGTTATTTTTCGCTATGAATTGACTAGAGTCAGTTAATGTCGTGACAATTTGAATAAATTCTTCCGTTGTTATCAAATACATCAGCCCACCTGCCACCATTCGCACTTTTTGCAATAGTAATATTGTTGCTCAAAGTCGCATACGAGAACATGGTTTCCGTCTTTACAAGCTTCTTGCGCCATTATTCAACCTCCTTAAAATTAAATTCGTGAACCGTAGTTGCCACATCAATTTCGTCGTTAGCAAAATCCCATGGCTCTTTCATTTGCAGATATACCGCACTCTCAATGGCAGTAATTTCATTTATCGTTAATTTGCGATCAGTGTCGAAGGTAATTTGAGCGGTATAAGTCGCCATTACTTTGCCTCCACTAGATTCTTACCCCAAAACTTCTGAAGCACTTCAGGGTTAGTAAATATGCGGTACTTGCCGTTTACAAGCACCACTGGTTGTAAGTCGCCGTTGCGCTTGGCATCGACACCTGCTAGATAAACAGTCTTACCGTTAATAAAAGCGGAAAGACCTAACGCATTAGGAGATAGACGATGTGTGAATTGATAAGCGCGAAAGTTCTTAGCATATTCAGAGGCTAAGTTCACTCCGTTCTCGCCAAGCACAACTTTATCTGCTTTGATAATAATTTGAAATCCTTCGCCAAACTTACAACGATTAGACCGTAACTCTAAACCGTTTTCAGCGAACACACCCTCAGCATGAGTCGCAATACCGTCCTGTAATTGCGTTGCTAATTGTTTAGTAATTGGATCGTTGGAATAAGCTTCGATCTTGAATTGAAAGCCGTCTCCATATTTGCTAGCAGACTTACCAACGACCATGCCGTTCTTTTTGATGATAGTGGTAGCGAATTGTTGTAATTCGTCATGCACTTTCACGCATAGTTCTTTCGATACATCGTAATCGTTCATTATTTTGCCTCCGTATTGGTTATTAAAGTCCAGCCACTTGACTGGACTAATCCGCACTTGTGACATGTACCAGAGCGGACATCTACATCTGCTACACAACGCATACAAGCAGTCGCGCGCACAACTGGCTCGCCTCTGTGTAAATCGTGGTGCAACATCCATTGGTATTGCTTTTCAAATTGCTTACCGCAGTCGAAACACTCGTATTTTTTAGCCATTATCGCTTGTCCTTACACTTTTTACACACTGCCAAAGTCGCAGATGTAGGTTCGCCATTATCGAAAGCGCAACTTATTGTCTTAATAATTAAGTCGCCATCGTATTCGTCGCACCAAAAACAACCACCAGCGACACCGTAAACGATTTGATCTTTTAATTTAGCCACGATTAGAAGCCTTTTCTGCGATCATGTGCTGAGCCAGAAGCACATGAAATATCGTTAATAACTTTTCCTGCTTCAATAATTTCTGAGCCAACAATTTCATACATAGAAACAGGCATGCGGTCAATTGCTTTTTGTAAACGAGCAACTGCTTTTTGTAGTTCGTCAGAATAAAGTGCTAATTGCTTTGTAGTGGCTTTGCAATTTTGTAATGCTGTTGCGGTGTAATCGATATTACCGCAACCGTTTCCAGCGATCGTATCTTTTTTCATAACTTGCCTTTCCGTTGGGGGAAGCTTCGTGCTTCCCTGTTAAGAGAATTATGGAGGTCAGATTACGGTTTGACTATTATTGGCAAGTAGCGCGTCCAAAATATTTTTTTTGAGTAGCGTTGGACGAGTAGTAAATAAAATTATTTTTTGAGTAGCCTTATTTCTAGACCGGGGGAACTTCCGTATATTTTATGAGCGTGTATTTCTACTACTTGTCCGTCGTCTAAGTAAGCTACTCCAGTAAGAGCGTCGAGCGCGGCACGAATAAGTTTGTCGAGGTCTGGCGCTACTGACGGAAACTCGCGCTTCACCGTTTTTGGGCGGGGCATAATAAATACTAGAGTCATTTGTATTGGGTCTGCTACTGGTATTGCTCCAGCTTGTTTCGCACTCCACGCAATAGTAGAACGCCATACGGCGAGCGCTGAGCCTTGTGAGTGTAATACTCGACCGTTAATAACTTTCATCGAGCCTTGAGGCACTGGTATGCCCTCGGCGCGAAATTGAATCACGCTATAACGATAACTGGTTCAGCAGTAATGTGATGTAGTGTGCCAGTTTCATTGACTAAATAATAATCTACTGCGCCGTGCGCGTCTGGTCCTTCAACATAATTTACAAACCAAGCTTGTTTATTAACAATTATTTTGTCGCCAAATAATACCTTTGTCGGCGCAATTAAAGTTACGCTCACTGTAATACCTCCCTAGAGGTTAATACCATAGATAAAGCGTAAGGCTTATAGGTAATTTGAGCAAGTCAAATACGCTTCAAAATATCCTTAAAATAATCAGGCATAGGTATAGCTTTTTCGGCTTCTCGCTGTTGCTGTTCAATCGCCTTCCGTGAGGCTTCTCGCTCCCTTTCGCTTTTCTCCCTCGCCACTATTAACTCTCTCGCTTTTATCTCCTCTACGGTCATTTTACGAGGCGGTAATGGCTCATCTAGCCAGCGTTCAGCGTTTAACCAAGTCGCCGGGTGCGGAGTGAAACTCGGATCGCGGTTTGGGTCTGCGGCAAAGCGCATTGCACCGTCAATAACTGCCTTTGGGTTCTTTATTTTCTCCCAAGCTTTTCTCGCTGAACCCTTTGCTGTCTTTCGTGGATAAACTTTCCAAAACTCATCGAACATAGATGTATCTAAGGATGGTTCTATTGAATGATTCATAGGGCGCAATTGTCGGGTCGTATCGGTCGCAGATGTCGCCTCGTTCAAGTCGTTATTGTCGGGTCGTGGCTTACGACCAGTCACCATGTCGCCTCGTACCCTAACTAGGTTGATTTTATATAAATGGGGTCGCCTATCGTCTCGGCAATTAATAGAACCGCCTCTACCCTTATCCATGCGCAACCAACCATCGGCAACAAGTTTATTAACACACCTTTGCACCGTGCGTATTGTCAAACTCGCCCGGTTAGCAATAGTTTGCTGACTTGGCCAAGCGTTATCGCCTTCGTCTGAAGCGTGATCGGCTATAACTAGCAATACCATTTTCTCGCTAGTGGGAAGCTTCGTTCTCCAAACTTCCGTCATAACTCGTATGCTCATCTATAACCTCCTGTAACTGCTCATTGCTAATTCCAAAACGCGCCAATTCTTGCCTTGCTTTATTTGCAATAGTGGGAGGCTCGCCTTTGGTCAAGGCTTTTCTTTCATTGCTAGTTAAGCCACCCCACACACCGTCATTTTCATGCGCAAACGCATAAGCAGTGCATTCTTTCCAAATTGGACACGCAAGACATATTTTCCGCAAAACATCTATGTTTATCCATTCCAGCACTCTCCGGTTTTCTTCTACAATAAAAAATAAGTTAGTCGGAGCGCCAGCACAAGCGGCTTTTTCCCAATTTATTTGCCTATACCTTGGCATCCTACCTCCCCACTTGCGTCGTAAAACTTACAATACTTTGCGCAAAATGCTGGATAGTTTTCTGCTGGTGGCATATCTTTGGTTTCCGCAAGCTTACGCACCGCACCTAACCAGTTCAATGCTTCTTGCGCCACCGCTACATCGTAATTCTCTATATGAACTCTTATGTCGCTCATATCGGCATCTCTTGGTATAGCGACTAGGGATACCTGTTTAACTTCATAACCGTTATTTGCTAATAACCAGCCATAAAGTTGTACTTGCCAGCGTTGTTGTTGGCTAGGAAAATACCGTAGTGATTTCTTCTTTGTAGTTTTCCAATCAACCACTAATCCAGAATCTTTGATGTATAAATCGCAATGACCTTTTAACCCATCGTGCGTGAACTCTTGTTCAATTAAGAAATTATCTCCAAATGGGTCTTCTCGTTTAATAGCTTCGCTTATTCCTGTATGAATAAATGTGCCTAAAATGGCCGCTAATGATTCAGTTTGATAGTTAGTAATAGGTTGCTCGGTCAATTGGTAATAGACCTGCCTAGCGCAACCTCCGACTGATGATGGACCTACCTCGATCTGCTTGGAACGATCTCTATTGCGATCAAACGCCGTGAGAGATTTGGCTAGTAATTGTTGTAAGTCAGTCATTAGGAGTCCAAACGATTTTAAATATTTCGCGCTGAATTTGCTTAGGTATTGGTCCATGCACTTGTTCTATTACTTGCATATTTAAAGTCAATTCTTCGGTAATGAACGATCTCCAATAAAATTGAAATTCACGCGCTAATAATTCAAAAGAATTTTGTCCATCAACCGTCACATTCATAGCATCGTTTTTTATATAAGCCAAAGTTTGATCGTGTTGAAAGACCGGGTGACTCATTCGCTTAATTCCTGCCTGATTTTAATTAGTGCATCTTCGCGACTCAAATTAGGATATTTTTTTAAAGCGGCATCGATAAAAGCTTCCAACACCGCTTCGCCTTTTTCGGTTAATTCGTAACTTTCTTCGGTCATAAAGCGTCTATCGATGATCGAACTGAAGTGCCTATCGACCTTGCGATATCTACCTGCGTTTTAACTCGCATAGCATTTGCTCGAACTGATCGCACCGTAGCCTCTAGGGAAGCCACGCGAAAATGTAAGTCCTCGCATTGTATTAACGCTAGGTCTTCGCGCTCCTGTACTGTGTAATTTTTACCACTAGGAGCAGACTTAGAAGCAAAAGTCATACGCGCTCTGGCTAATTCAATTTCGTAAGAAGCTTTCGTTTCGAAATATGCTTTTTCTACCGTAGACATGTGTGTCTGTATATCGTCTATCTCTTTAGATAAGTCATATAAACGCTTTTCAACTTGCGCCGGAGTAACTACATTATTCATTAGCCATTGCCTCCTCATCTAATTCGGTAACGCTTTCAGCAACATCTGCCATTGTTGGAACTGCTCTTAATTTATTACGCTTTTCTACATCCATTACTTTCCAAGCGTCTTTAACAATATCGAATGGGTCGGGAATTAATTGATAGCCAGCGTTTTCTAATGCTTGTCCGCAAGTAATAGGGTCGATTCGTAACTCTTGCGCCACCCTTGTGATAGATACCTGCTGGTGATTAACCGCAACTATCCAACCCATGCTTGGTTCAAACTTCTTTTGTTTATCGCTCACTTGTATCTCCTAGTTTTTCTATGAAAGCTTGTAAAGTGCTTTCTTTCCACCTGACCGATGAATTAACATGAACACAAGGTAATGTTCCTGTGTCTCTTAATTTATATATCGACGATCTGCCTAAATTAAGGCGTTCCATCACTTGTTGTACTGTCAAAAGCGAATCGCTCATATCAGCATACCTTCCGCACAAGCACGCCAAACGATGCAATTATTACCTTTGATGTTCTTGCGAGTTACGCCTGAATCGTTTACCAAGCCATTTTTAACTAGCGTACCTCTAGATGGGCGAACTGTATTACCGTCTAAATGTAAAGAAGATTCAATTTCTTGGTCGGTTGCGCCATGTAGACCGCGATTAAGAATAAACTCATAAACCTTTCGGTTAATAGAACCTATACTTGGTTCAACCTTTAATTTTGCTTCTATCGAAGTTTGTTGAATCATGACAAACTCTTAACTCTTGTATTAAGAGCGTCTTTTAAAGTAGTTCCATTAACTGGAATTTCAAGATTAGAAGCTTCGTTAGCCCATAACTGCCTAAGTGTTTGTAGGTTATCGACTAACTTGATTTCTTCTATAATGTTTGCTAACCGTGTTACTTCTTCCGCAGAATAAACTTTAGGCGGAGCGACTGGTTTGCGTGGTTCGCGTTCGTACCGTTCTACCTTTTCCATTTCTTCGCGAGAAGGTCTTTTCATACCAGAATAATTACACTGAGCCAATGCTCTTCCAGTTGAACTTGTCTCCGCATTTTCTAGGGCACTAGATTTATTTACTGGACTTGCGCCTACAATTTCTTCTGCGTGTCCACTAGCGACCGGAGTTGAATCTTCTCGATCAAAATAGATTTCTGTCTTACAAATAAAGCGACGCTCATCATGGTAAACCAACTCAGTAAGCACTCTGCCCTCTGGGTGGTCTAACCAAAACCGAGCCAACCGACTTTCTACCGTTTCATACGCATCTAGATCAAAACGACCCATAGCTTGCCTTCTTTCAGTTAGGGGATTCTTATGAATCCTGTTGGGATAATTATGCCCCTAGGATTACAAAAAACCTAGTTTATGCGCTAAGTTTGGTTATCGGCGCGCCGTTTGTAATTCGTGGGAGGATATAGGCATGACAACCCTTGTGGCTATACAAAATTCGGAATGGTCAATTATTGCGGCAGATTCGCAAGCAACCGATTCTGTTAGAAAATACGATATTTCCCCAACCGGCAAAATCAACTTAAATAATGGTTATTTGTTTGCTTCTGCTGGCTTGTGCCGAGGTCAAAACTTATTAGCATTTGGTTGGACACCGCCTAGACCGCCTAAATCTAATTTAGATAAATTTATTACTCAAACTTTTATACCGTCTATGCGTAAATATTTTATAGATTCTGGCTACGACATGAAAGACGATGGCGATATCGCAAGCTTCGACAATGACTTATTGGTCAGCGTCCGTGGAGTTATTTATAGTATTGATTCTACTTACGCTTGGGAGCGTACTGCTGGCGCTATATACACCGCCGGGTCAGGAGGGTCTTACGCTATGGGCGCATTAGACGCCTATCAGATTGAAGACAAAGAATCCTATGAGGAAGCTATTGCTATTGCCGTTCGCGCCATCGAAATAGCCATCAGGCGCGACCCTTACTCTGGTGGCAAAGTCCAAATAGGAATACAACACCGCAATGGTAAAAGCTTTATTGAGACATTAGACGACGAATAATCCATTCTACGACTGGTACGGCTACCGCATTACCCATTTGCTTATATCTATGACCGTCAGTTTGTCCTTCAGTCCAATTATCTGGGAAACCTTGTAGGCGCTCGCATTCTATTGGAGTGATGCGCCTGACAGTAAACTCTGAACCTACCATCGGCATATTATTTCCCCCGGTACCCATATAACCAGTCAATGTATTCATAGTTTCGTTTTGTATTCTAACTCCGTCTGATCTATGTGGGTCAAAAACAATTACCGTTGCTCGCGTATCTCCGTTGTTTTCAAATCTATTCAAAGTCGGTGCCACCCCCCCCTCTATCCAAGTTTCGAAATCTTCACTATTTTGCGCTCGGCGCGACTTAGCAAAAGAAACTATCAAATTTTCGCTACCGCCACCGACATCTCTTCCTGCTGAACGCAAAGTAGATAATTTACTTATTACTATATTTTCTTCTGGTCTTTTATTGCTAGTAGCCGTTAATGTAGTTAATCCTTCAGAGTATCCTGCGAAGCTTGACTGTCCGAAACCTGCTGTAACGCTGCCTGCAACATCGGTGGAAGTGTTTTGCCTCTGCGGTTCGCTCTCCTTAATATTCCACTTGCTGCTTTCGCCGATAGCAAGTATTTCCGCAGGTGTTCGCCCATCGTCTCCAAGACATCCGACAATAAAGACCCTTCTGCGCCGTTGTGGAACTCCGAAGTATTGAGCGTCAAGAACCCGATACGCGATCCCATACCCGAGTTCAGCCAACGACCCGAGGACGATTCCCAAATCTTTTCCTCCGTTTGATGACAATAAACCGGGTACATTTTCGAGGATAAAGTATTTTGCTTTGGTTTCATCGAGAAGTCTGTGTATTTCCCAAAATAATCCTGAGCGTTCGCCAGCAAGTCCTCTACGCTTTCCTGCGACTGATAAGTCTTGGCAGGGGAATCCACCGACAATAATTCCATCTGAGTTGAATCCGAATCTAAATAATTGTTTTCCTGTGACATCTTTCACATCCTCCAATATTTGTGATTTTGGGAAGTGCCTTGCTAATATTTTTCGAGCATTTTTATCTATTTCTACCGAAGCTACTACCTCTACTCCGTTGCGTTCTAACGCTAAGTCAAAACCGCCAACGCCAGCAAATAATGAAACTGCTTTCATGCGTTAATTTTGCCTTATCTGTTTTGATTCATCGGAAGGCTCGCCCAAAACAAGCTTGTAAAACTTTATTTGTGCCAAGTTAAAACCTAACCGTATATTTACATCTAAGTTTTCAGGTATAGGCGAGTTTAATATTTCTTCAGCAATTTGTTTACGCAATTCTTTTAATTGAATATTGAGTGTTTTTTCCATTAGTCTAACCAAACTTTATATCCAGCAGTCACTCTACCTTTTTCGGGATCAACAAAATGTAATCTTTGAGAAGGCGTAGCGCTAGCCGCTAACATTACGCCAGCGTATCTATTGTCGCTTTCCGTAGAACCTGTTTGATAGACACTACCTTGACCGTTCGCCATAGCCCATTCGGCATGAGTGTGATAGTGACCGATGTAGACATCTCTAAACTCCCAAGGGTAAGACCCTGATCGCCATTTATTGGCGTGTTGAACGATTGCACCGGGTGAAGCAAAACCATTTCTACCTACCTCGTCTCCGTGTATTAAAAGCGCACGATAATTGCCTATTTCGACTCTTTGTATATCTTCAGGGCATTCTTGCCACACTAATCGCTTTTCTCCTTGAAGTAATTGGCGCGCAAGTTCATAACACATACGATCAAAATTATCTGATCTTGGCACATTATCGCGCTTTGAGCCTATGCGACCGTGATTACCCCATTCCGGTACTACTTTGACTTTCTTATAGTTAGCGAGCGCATACCGCACTACATCTACACATAGTCGAGATACATTTACATATTGCTCGAATAAAGTTGAATCAATTTCAAAAGCTTGACTAGGGAAATTAAATAATCCCTCAACCATATCGCCACCGAACATAATCACTACTTCATCAACTGGGTGGTCGGCTCTTTGTATTTCAGTAATTCTTACCGCTTTACTAGCGAACTCCATTACGCGCTTAGCCATTATTTCTGAATTATATGAAGTAGTTTTCTTAGCACCTTGCCAGTCCGTTAGGTGCCATAATGCTATTTCTGGTTTTTTCTTTGTATTCACAATTTTAGGTTCAGGCGTTGGCAATATTGGACCAGCCGCCATAGTCGCGTCATAAGCCGCTTGATGGGTTGCTTCTACTAGATCATCAACTTTTTGTTTTGTTTGTAATAATTTTTTCTGGACACGCATTAACGCTCGGCGTAATTCCACTACATCGTTAGATTCAATACCATCTGGCATTGCGTTGAACTTATCTTCAAGACTCATTATTCATCGCAATTTCTCTACCGTGAATTGTGTATCCAAGCTTGTCCTGCCATGAATCATCATGATTAGGGTTGGCTATACACCGCACGGATTTGTAAACATCTAACATTAAAGCAACTTGCCAAGCTGGGATATCATCAATATTTAACATTGCGCCCCATAATCGCCCGGCTAAAGTAAAATTTTTTCGCGCGTCACCGTATATGGTTTGGCGCTCTTCTAAAATGTTATCTATTTTGCGTTTCGGCATCGGCACTTCTGTCGTCTGTGTTGGTTTAATGTAGGTTCGCCCATGCGATAACCTTCATCTCGCAAAGCCGCAATAATAGTGACCGTAGCGTAATTATTGGCAAGTGCATTATCTATTACTTTTTTATCGGCTTCTGATAGTTGTTCATATAACACCGTCCAAGAACACTTATTATTGCGATCAAATAAATGCTTTTTTATATTTTCTTCTAAAGACATGTTGCCTCCTTGTGGATAATCGTAGCAACAAACTTGTGGATAACCTAACAAAGAAACGCCGGAAGAACGAAACCCCCACTATTCCTAGTGAGGGTTCTGTCCAGCACTCTCCAAGTAAATTATAGGAACTTACTCAGCGCGATAATTATGTGTGCTAATCGCATTCAAACTGATTAGGCTCGCCGATTATTTAGCAACCTTTTTCGCCGACTTCTTCGCAAGCTTATTGATTTCAATATCAGAAGCGTCAGCTACCAAGCCAAAAGCAGCGTCATTTGGATTAGCAGCTCTGATGGCTACTGGCACTACTGCGGCAAGTCCAGCGGCAAGAACTGCATGCCAGTCTTGGTTGCCAGTCGCGTAAACAGCGATTCCAGCAGACAAAAAACTCCGCGCGTAAGAAGCTATTACTGCCTTTAATTTTTTATTCATTTTAACCTTTCTTATGGTCTAGCAATACCCATTACAAGCGTATATGGGCGCTTTCTTAAGTATACTCCGTCACCATTTGCCTGTGAGCCTTTATCACCGCTAGAGGTATTACCCTCGTAAGTCCAAATGTATTTTTTGCCATCATTTTTAGCCACAATACCTACATGATCGGGTTCTGCATCTTTATCAAATTGAAAGAACGCTATATCGCCCGGTTGAGCCTGTCCTACTGTTACAAGCTTATTACGCTTTGTGAACCACTTTAACCCAACATCGCAAGAAGCAAAACCTTTGGCAGTTTGCGCCGATACGAGTTCAGATAATCCAGCTCTGTAATAACACCAAGATACAAATATTGCGCACCAAGGCTGGTTGTTTAATCCGTACCAAGCGCCAAATTTATTATTATTGTTGCCTTGTTCTGTGTAGCCTAACTCCGCTTTTGCCGCCTCCACTACAATCATTTTTTCTCCAATAACATTTCGTATATTGCGTCTACTCTTTGTTCAAGTCTATTGACCTGATCTTTGACTGAAGATCCGCCATTTGGTTTCAATTCATAAAGATAATGTTTGACTAGCCACCTTACAAGCGCGGCAAAACCAGCCACGATGCTCATAATTGAAAGTATTAGACCTGCCCATTGATTAGTGTTCATTTGCGCCCCTTGGGGTTATGTGAGTGTAATGGTTTTAATGATACCAGCAGAATTAACAAATTTGAGCGTTGTTGTCGTTGAGTTGTACCACATGTCGCCATTACGCGGATTAGTAGGATCAGTTGTCACTATTGGCACAGTGAATCTCTGCGCTGTTTCTAGTTTGCGCAGTCTTGCCTCAATGTCTGCCTGTATAGCCCGAAGATCAGGTGGTTGATTTATATATGCCATGTCGCCTCAGTTGCTTGTTGTGGTCAAAGTAATTGTAACGCGCTCAGGGCTGTTTTCACCAGGTTGAATGTTCAGACCGACAATTCTATAAACAGCGTCTAATGTAGAAGGAAATCTGTTGTCTTTGATTACAATTCTTGCGTCATCGCCTATATTGTAAGTTCCAAATTCAGGCGTAGCATAGGCAGGAACAGCAATTTTTATTGTTGTTGGAGGATAAGACAAACCATTGACTTGACCTAGCGTTAATTGGCTCAACAAAGTTGAACTGGTTACATCTGAATAATTGGCTTGATCTTCAAGCAATGGCCAACCAGTAGCAGTTTTGGTTGAATCAGTTTGAGTGGTTAGCAATTTACCTTCATTGGAGCCAGCGCCCAAGCCGTATATTGTGTTAGCGGCAATAGATCCGTCTTCAGGATAGACATATTCGACAATATTGCCTGCTGGTAGAGAGAACACAGGCGCAGTAATGCTTGTTACTGAATAAACAGTTCCAATTCTAGGATACCCAAATTGTAATGTTTTAGAAGGAACGCCTGCTATGTAAGAAACACGAATATTAAAATCAAATCCATTGTAAGCTCTTGATAGGTCTTGAACTGCCGCATAAACCTGTTTGTATTCGTATCCGTAGTAAGTTCTTGACACTAAAACGCCTGATGTGTTTGTAGGAACAATTAAGCCTATGTTTCCGTAGGCAGTAGATTGAGCGTTGTTAAATAAAGTTTGCGCAATAATTAATTGATCGACATTGTTGAACACTGTGTCGGTCGTGATGCGTCTGCGTTCGAAATATGATTCGAACTCTCTTCCGGTCAGCGTCAATTGTTGCGTGGCTGAATTGTATTCTCGCCCCCATATAACACCCCCCCAAACCAAGCTTCCTTTCCGATCTATATACAATGCTGTGCGACCAGGTATAGTTGAATTAGGAACATTTAACCCTGCTGAATTGACACCTGATAAAAGTAAATGCCCAGTAAAAGTGCCAGCTTGATTTAACTGTTGATTAAAAGATACGCCTGTTAAAGGGAGTTCGCCAAGCAGATTATTGGTTAAAAGGTCGGCAAAAAGATACCGATAAGTTGTAGCCATATTGCCTCCTATTCAGCCAATAGGACTAATCTACCAGCCCCTTCACCTATGTCACTTATTGTCTTTGCGCCTAAATCCTTTTGGCAGACATAAACCCATTGGTGAATTGTGTCGGGTTCTGTGCTAACCGCTTCGTATTTAGCCTCAGATTCGCAAAATTGGCAAACTGGAATTGTAGGTAAATAAAGGTTGAGCGTGTCCATTATTTACTTAGGCAGAACAAAACCTGTTTGTTGTAATTTTTCCTCTGCTGTTGGTATTGCTTTAGGATATTTAATGCCGTCAGGGTTTTCTACTTTGCTATTATATTTATCGCAAATAGCCTGTGCGTGTAGTTCGGCAGAGGCTTTATCTGTATAAGGCCATTGGTCAGGAAAATCTTGACCGTCTTGACGATAGGTAACAAGAGCATCTTTATCTACTTTAAATGTAAGCATTTTTTCTCCTTATACCGCAGTTGACCAAACTGCAATAGTTAGGCTTGTATCGGCTGGATTAGTACCAGTACCGTTTACAAGAACCCAAATACCATTACCATACCCTAAGGCATTTTGTGTTGTAACGCTAGGTCCAGTTGAAGGAGCAGTAGCACTCCAGCCTGGTACATTTTCTACTTTTTCTAAAGAAAAAGCGTATCGGTTGTAACTGCCAGTGCTAAATCTATTAAAAATATCTGCTCCAGTATATGTATATAAAATTTGATTACTTTGACCACCGTTAGAATTTATATCTATACCATAATATTTAGAGTTAACACTATCCCAAATAGGCAACATTCTTTGGGTGTCAGATCCACTAGGAAGACTTGAAACTGCATAAGAAGGGGGTCCTTGTATCTCATAAGGCGCTGTATCCCATTGCGTTGATACAGAAGCAGATGACCTTCTTGCCTGTTGACCAGCAAGAGTAGCAAACTTATCTACATGAGGCATATACCAAATATAACCAGCATCAGTAGCACTATTGTAAACAGGAGCAAAATTCCAAGTAGTTCCGTTTGTAGAGTAATAGGCTTGTTGATTAGCGGTAGATAATTGATTACCTGCTACTATTACAGTTTGAGCAGTATTTACGGCTATGCTTCTAATACTATTTGTTGGAGTAAGTCTTGCAGTCCAAGTAATCCCGTCAGGTGATGTAGAAAGTGAATTTACCGCACCAGCGTCACCGATTAAAATAAATAAGTTTATTGACCCAACAACCCATATAACATCGAAAACCGTGCTTGTTCCAACAAGTTGGCTTGTTCGTGCAGTCCAACTTCCACCAGGAGTTCCTGAATAACAATAGTTGTTAACACCCGCAACAACCCAAGTTGTACCGTTAAATGCAATTGCTCTTATTGCCGCATTAGTAGGAAAAATTACTTGATAATTCCAAGTTTTTGCGTCAGTAGAATAACCAATAACGCCAGTACTGGTACCAAAAATATAATAACCGCCAACATAATAAACTTTAGTATAGGCATACCCTATGACTTGTGTACTACGCGCTCCGCTTAAAGAACCAAAATTAGGATTGCTATAAGAAGTCCATACTTTTGTTGTTGATTTGATGACTGGTAAAGTGCTAATGCCCATTATTTAACCTTCCTTAAACAATCGTAATGCCTGATACCATAGCATCTATTTGAGGTATAGAAGTGCCAACTGAAATCTTTTTAGTAGTAGCGAAGTATTGTTTAATATCTAAAAAAGTAGATGAGTTTGCCGCAATAGATAATTGCTCTGCTACCGAAACATTATCTATTGTTAAATTTACCGTAGCCGCATTTGGAGTTGGGTTAGAAAATATAGCGTTGGTGACAATGCCATTGGTCGAGGCTGCTAAAGTGTAGACATCAGGGAATTTGCCAAACGCGCCTTGTGAAATAGCGGTTGAAGCAAGTGTTGCGG